ACTTTAGGCTGTTACTTAATCTCAAAAGGAATTGGGAGTATACACAGTGCTTTTGAGCGGGGTCTCAAACTAGGGAGAGAAGACAGAGAAAACAATTCAAAATTTGTCGATGTTGTCAACACTCGAAAAGCTATGCATTTAGAACACGTTACAGGAACAGACTTTAAGCCTAAATATGATACAAAAATCCACATGCTAGTAACATTAGTTTGCGAACCGCATGTTTTTGTGTCGGGCTTGATTATATGTTACTTTATAGGTAGAGACTTCAGCTGGGAACTTCTTCTCAGTCTGTCGTTAGCACTGAACATGCATATCCTGTTGAGCCCCTTGGCAGTATTACTATATATTGGACAACTGTTAAGAACAGAAGCTAGCGTTACGACTACTTTTTCAGATATTAGTTGTTTAACCAGTCTTTGTTTCACAAATAGTAGTGCTGTTCAATTTCTATCCATTTTCAAGAATTTTACTGAGATTTCACTTGATATGTCTATAGGATTTTCTCCTAAAACAGACGCAATACTCGGAAGAGATGAAAATTATGAAGTTATTTATCCTTCAGTCGGTAAATGGCAACCGCTACCTACCAACTGTATAAACACGAGAACAACACTCATAGCATTCTGCCTTCGTTCAGACGTACTAGAATTTAGAAAGTATAAGAAAATATGTAGTATAGGAACTGGAAGAGGTGGAGTACTTCAAGGATTATTAAGTAATGAAAAAGCATCTCCTGTAGGAGCCAGAATTACATCTTTCTCTTTAGATAGAATAAAGTATAATTTATCTCACAGGTGTAAGCCTTTAATAGATAGGCAAAAGTGTGAACTAATTCCTCGCGAAGAGTACACCAGCGAGAATCTTACTGAATTTGAATTAGTTGTTCTCGATACCCTTTCTAATCCTCTTAATATTCCTGATGAATATATGTCGTCAATGGAAAGCATTAGAGTTTGGAAGAGAACTCTGTCAACAGTAGTTGGAAACATGAGAAAAGGTAGTGATCTGATATACGTCACCCGAGTTTCTTTACACAGAGTGTTAATAGATCAGATCAGAATTCTTAAAGACATTTTTTCAGAAGTGACAATAATTATAGATCCAATAGTTAGAGGGACAATTTCATGCGCTATAGTATGTAGGAAATTGAAAATGCATGGCACAGTAAACATTCTGAGTTCTTTCATTGACATTAGCATGTTCGTAGGAGAAGACACAGAGTCTCAAAATTTCATGATGACACTTACCAACTTTGAAATTAGTGTTAGGAGAGGTGACTTAGTCGCACAAGATACGAGTTTCCTCCCAGAACTAGTGTCTAGTTTAGTAATCCAGGAAGAAAGAAAAGAGATTTCTTTGTTGCCAAATGAAGAACATGACGTCTTTGAGAAAATATACGGTAATTCTCGTCGATATGCTGATCCGAAAGTGCAAATTCTTTCTACTCCTAGTTTTCTTGCTTACGCTCAAGGGAAAAGACTTATAGAAACGAGTATTAGAAGTGACTACGATGCTTACACAACTTGTGGAAGTATTTCACCCCCTCCCGTTCCTGATAGAGAACATCTTACAGGGATAAACACAGTAGTAGCTGATATTCTTAATAGCTCAAATTTCTTGCCTTTACCTAAGTGGTATGAAGTACCATCACAGTCTAACGCGATGGTAGTAGCTGGGATTAAGAAAAGATTTGACTTTCCCAAAGTCCACGAACCAGTACAGCGGTGTGCTGAAGCGATTAGTTTTCTCACAAAACATTGTTGTAGGAAGGCTAGAAACTATGATTTCAGTCCTCTCACTTGGGAAGAAACTAAACTTACAGCTACTCTTAAGTCCACATCTGGATTTATGAGTATTAGCGGGGAAAAAAACATCCAGGGAATCTTAACGAATAAAACTGAGTTGCTTGATAGAGTAACTACTGATTATTTTGACACTAATACTGTCAATCATTGTTTTCATTTTAGTCCGAAAGTTGAGAGATTGGATACTCCCACTAATAGTACAAAGATTCCGAGACTTTTTTCTTATAAGACCGCAGAAGTTCGTATTGTAGAACTAGCTTACTTCAAGAAACTTAACGACTTTATGTCTAATTCGTCATATTTTCCGTTTAGTTACACAGGGAATGTTTTCGAAAGAGCGACCAAAGTTTGTCAAGCCTTTGAGAAGTATGTCCGTCCTCTTTCGTTGCAAATAGAAGCTTCGAAATGGGATGGACACAAAGACATAGAATGGTTCGCTGCATCTCGGAAATTCTTTAGTGATATACTGCTGAGTGGAAATAGTGGACAAAGAGCTTCTGAAATGTCGTTGAGAACTATATGGAATGACGGAGTTGGTACAGTGGTGTCTTGCTCTGGCCATGTTGTTTGTATGAAACGAGGAAACCAAAAGAGTGGAGGTTGGGACACTAGCTGTAACAATAAGACCACTAATTCATTTATAGCGTTACAATGCGTGATAACTGCTTTACAAATTTCTCCTCTAGAAGCTTTTAACAGAGTCACCATACTTATTGAAGGGGATGATGGTCTGATAGTTGGTGAAGAGGATGATATTAAAAAAATTTTTTTAATTAAAGATGCTTTCTACGAAAAATGCGGATTTCCTCAAGAAGTAGAAGTTGGATTAGTAAGTTCTCCAGAAGAGACTATGTTTTGTTCTATGGGAAGTACTCGTCTCACTAACGGGACATGTGTGCCCATCAGAAATTTAGATGAAATATTCGGGAAAGCTCTAGTTTCTCTCGCAAATAAGCAGGTAGATCCTACTTATGAAAACTACGCTAGGAGTCTGAGTGTCATTTGTTCTATGGCGGCAATGTATTGGCATGATCCCGTAGTTAGGAAAGTATACAGAATATGTCGCTCATTAATACCCAAAGACGTGAACGCAAGATCTGTTCATCCTAGTGAGAGGTACCTTTTTGTGAATATGCTCGGAGACATGGATCCGAAAACTTTTGAGATGGAAAAATGGGTTTTTGAGACTCTAGGAGTTAGTATTACAGATCAAGATACTAGAAACTCATTAGCTATCGATAGAATGAGAACAAAGAAATTTGAAAGAATCTTAACTTTGGAACACGGAGACATAGTAAAGAATAGTGCTCAGCTAAACTCCAGGAGTTTAGAACCGGTAGAAGTTCTCTGGTTTGAAGATAGTTTCACTAATGAGTATATCGCGTCAAAAGTCATATCTAAAGAAGTTCCAGGAATAATTTCTGTTCAAACCCATAGAAGAGCTTTAGAGTTGCAGTTATCCAATGTAAACTTACTCGATTGGGCTGTGACTTCCGGGAGCTACAAAGCCATCATGAGAAAATTTAGGACTCCACTACTGACGTTTTTTGTTAGTATACAATTACTTCCAAGACTTAACATTCTAATGTCAAAACGAACAACCTTGAAAAGAGAGAAATGTGTAGCAGAAGCTTGTAATTTAATGTGTAACGACTCTCTTGAGAAAAGAATTGTATTAGATAACAACAAGTTCCAAAGACTTATTAAAACAGAATCAAGCTTTCTATACTTAGTACTTTCACTGATCTTGCTTGCGGGATTGAGTTTTATTGTATCTCAGTTGCTACAATCATTATCAGGGTTACTGAATCGAGAACCTGATCTTAGATACACTAGCTCTAGAGCAGTAGTAGACAAAGGATTCACTGTCATTAGTAATCAGGATGGAGTGATAACTTCAACTCGTCATTTTGATGAGTTATTTGATAGTAAAGAACTAGCCGCTTCTAACATAAATCGTGACATATACCCACTTTTCCTCGCGATATGTAACGTCGTCCCTAGGTTTAAAACCTTTGGTTTCTCAGATAGGAACAACTTGTCTAGAGACTTTAATTCGATCTTCAATTGGGAGAGAAGATTCGGAATCTTTTCAAGTCAGAGTCAAGCGGGCGTGTGTAACGAAATACGTACAGCTTATAACTCACAATATCAGAGTAAGTTTTTCGTGAGGAATGATTATCATGACTTCGTTCGGAAAGTCCACAAAGCTAGTGATGAAAATTTCTCCCTAAGAAAAGTGAATAATAAAGGCAGACAGAAATTAACTCGCCTCAATCCGAACAAATGGACTATCAATGGTAGCATGATAACTACGCACAAATGGTACGGAGAGAGTTCTTATGGTCAGATAGATAGAGTAGAAGATTTTTTTAAAAAAATTTTTTTATCAAACAAGGGTCAAGTCATTTTGAGAATTTCGGACTTGTACATACTTGAGAAAGACGGGATCTTTGGAAACAGATACTACTTTCCCGATGGGATACATACTGGTACTAATGGTGGCTACTTGATATTAGGAGAATCGCAAGGAGTTAATTCTAGAGATATAGCTAGACCCTACGGGTGTGATTGGTCTAACAGGTTTCTTAAATGTCCGAAGAAACATACTGAAAATACTCTCATTTTCAGAGGTGGCCCTACAGGACCGGGCTTTGAGAGTGATAGTAATGTTAGAATCAAATTAGTTCAGTCAGCGCCACACAGTATAGACAATACCGTTGTGGACGTTGGTTTCAACCGAGGTCATACTAGACTCAGAATTGATGACACAGGCAATATAGGTTCATCACAAATTAGTAAACAGTTCTTTAAAGAGTCTATACCTTTAGAAGTAATGATGGCACAGAGGTATGTGCTCGTTATGGAAGGTAATGAAGCTCCCGATAGAATACTAACGCTATTAGGAGGTAAATGTGTTGTAATTGTTGTTGACAACACACATATCAAATCCAATCAGTCTTGGTATTGGCCTATGATTCTTTTAGATGATTATATCTGTAGTAGGGTTAAGCCTGATTGGGCTTCAATCGAAGAGAAGATAAGACAGTTAAATAGTGATATAAACTTGAGAAAAGGTATTGTTTCCCGAAGTACAGAGTTTTCCGACATTCTGAGAAAAGAAGACACTATGATATCTTACGTTGAAAATACTATAACATTGTCTCATGTGATATCTAGAAATAGATGTGTTGGAGAAGGTAAGATTGACTTGCGGAAATATGAAAATTCTATAGAATACTACAGCGGAGACACTTTAATTGGGAAAGTGACAGACATTCCTACTCGTGTGCGACAATGGTCTTTTAAAGTCTACAAGTTGACCAGTGAAGGAGAGAGAATCTTCAAGACATCTCTTAACGAAGATTTTTTAATCAACTTAAGAAAACAAATTAAGTTGAAATTTTCGAGATTTTCAGATGTAGAAATTTACATAGGGCATAATATATCAGTGACTGTTGTAGTCTGGTTTGGGAACCTAAGTGACG